ATGGATATGGACCCGCATTCACCAGATTTTGCAGATGCTGTTGCAGAAGATACTGCACAAGGAATACCTAGCATTCCCGGTGAACTAGATGAAAATGATTGGACTGACGATTTTGGCGACATGGGGCAGACAAGCATACCTCAAGACGATCCAGATGAACCTCCTGAACCCGGTGAACCCGGTGAACCCGGAGATAAAGATGGAATAAAAACGACTGGCGGTGGAGCAGAGGGAAGACAAGGTGGATATGGCAAGAAAAGAATAAAAGAAGAGTCAAGAAGACAAATGAATTTAACTGGTTCAAGTAGAAGTAGTCTTTTAACAGGAAGGTATGCATGAGTTATTTATCAAAACAATACAAAAAAGCAAGAAGAGCAATAAGTGGCGCGGCAACAAGTAGTGGAGTCTCATTTACAGTTCCAAAAATACCATCTATAACTGATATTAAAAACATGATAGCAAAAGGTCCAACTGGTGGAGTACCTAAACAAATTGCAGATAAACTCTATGGAGGTTCTACTAAAGCGGCAGTTGAGAATGTTCAGAGAACTTATAAAAAAGCGGAAAAAAAAGTTAGAGAAACACTCCTTCCTTCCGCCTCCTTACCTTCTTTACCTACGGGTATTCTCGGTGATGATGACGATGATGATACAACGACAGATAATCCCTTCCGATTATCAGGAGAGAGTATGTATGCACATTTAGGTGGTGGACTTACTACAAAGAAAAAGAAAAAAAGCTCTCGCCAAGAAGCAAATCTTACTACACAAAGAAGTAGTAGTCTTTTAACATCTTAATATATATGGCAGATCAAAATACAGATTTAGGTGCTGTAATAGACAGACACCATGAAAAATTAAAGAATAACCGCAGAGTCTGGGAGCGAGAGTGGCAGGAAATGGCAGAATATGTCTTGCCGCATCGCTCAGACTTCACAACAACTCATTCTAAAGGTGATAATAGAATGGGTATGGCATTTGAAGGTACAGCAATGCGTTTATTAAAGCGTTTTGCATCAAATATCCATAATGTATTTACACCTATGGGGGCAGAATGGTTTAAGTTAACTACAGGAATTAGTCAATTGGATAAAAACCGTAATGTTGCCCTATGGTTAGAAGAAGCATCTAAAATAGTAAAACATCATGTATCACGACCATCATCAAATTTCCAAAGTGCAATCTATCAATACTACTTGGAAGCAGGATCTTTCGGAACTGGTATTATATTTGTTGAGGATTTGCCGGGATTTGGGCCTCGTTACCGCAACTTTCCTCTTTCGGATTGTATATTGGGTAGCGGAAGTGAAATGGAAATTGACACAATATATAGAAACTACAAACAAACAGCAAAAGACCTAGTTTCAAGATTTGACCCACAAACTTTACCTGAACAAATTGCAGAAAAAGGATTTGGGCCAAAAATGCTGGATGAATACGATGTCGTTCATGCAGTATTTCCTTCATGGACAATACAGAACTTCTTGCCTGAAGGATTTATGAAGCCATTTGTATCTGTTCATTACTTGAAAGATAAGAAACAGATATTGCAATTCGGTGGATACGAAGAAATGCCCTATATCTGTGCAAGATGGGAACGATCAGACAGAGAAATTTATGGAAGAGGGCCAACTTGGGAAATAATGCCTGATATACGTCTTATAACTGAAGTTGACCGCACATATTTAAAGGCCGTTCAGAAATCGGTTTCTCCGCCTCTATTTGTACCGGATTCTGGACTCTTAGACCCCCTAGATACTACCCCGGATGCAATAAACTACTACTCAATCGGGCTAGGGGGCAAAGATATGATATTTGAAGTGCCTAGTAATGCAAGACCTGATTATGCAGAGAAATTAAATGCAAAATGTACAGTTGCAATCAAAGAAGGCTACTTTTTGGACTTACTTGAACTACCCGGCCCGGTTGCACCTGATGGTGATGTAATGCGCTTCTCTGCAACGGAAGTATCTGTAAGAATGAGACAGAGAATGCCGATTCTTGGACCAATTCTGGCAAGACAGGAGGCAGAATTCCTTGATCCATTAATAAGAAGAACAATTAATGTATTAATGCGGTCTTTCCAGTTACCAGAAATGCCTAATGAAATGGAACAAAACTTTAAAATTGAATATATCAATCCAGTTTCCATTGCAATGCGTTCAGGAGAATTAAGTTCAATGAATCAGCTATTTGAAATGATATTACCACTTGCTCAGATTGATCAGACTATACCAATGTATTTTAATACTCAGCAAATACTTGCAAATACAGCAGAAGTCCTGCAAATACCAACATCTAACTTGAGAACAAAAGAAGAAGTTGATGCAATGGTTGCAGAACAGCAAAGACAGCAGATGCAACAGGAACAAGTTGAACAAGCTCAAGTTGCTGGTGAATTGAATGAATCAATGGCAAAAGCTGAATCACTTAGAGCAGAGGCGGCATGATTTCACGATGGTTACAGGAAAAAGAAAAGCGTAAAAGTTTTAAAGAGGTCTTTAGTAGTGAAGAAGGACAGGATGTTATTGCAATGCTTGCAAATGCACATTATGTCTTTCGTACTTCACATGCTAGTGATCCTTATACATCTGCATGGCAAGAAGGTCAAAGAACTGTAGTAATGGAGATTATCAATCTCGTTGGTGCAGATTTGGAAGCCATTAGAAAAAGAATTGACATGCAGGAACAAGCTCGTGTAGAAAGACGAGCATAACCTTAACAATAAATAAATATGACAGAAGAAGTAGCTCCTGTAGAAGATTCAGGGCAAGCTGAAGTTGATTCTACTATTGTATTTAATCCATCCACTATGCCAGAAGGTATAAGGGATGAACCAAGTCTCCAAACATTTGACTCTGTAGACAAACTTGCAAAGTCCTACGTTAATGCAGTCAAAATGATAGGAGGAAACCCGGAGAATCTCATCTCCCTTCCGCAAGAAGGAGAAAGTTGGGATGAAATCTATAATAAACTTGGAAGACCTGAACAAGCTAATGATTATGATTTTGGTGAAGATGATGAAGGTGTACTGGATGATTTTAAAGAATTCGCACACCAGAATAATCTTACCCAAGATCAAGCAGATAATTTGTTAGGTCTTTTCTCAGAATTAGAAGAAGAAGAAGCCAAAAATGAGGAACAAGCTATGGAGGACTTAAAAGTCGAGACTACTATCGGACTCCAACGTGATTGGGGGAAAAATTATGATGGTAATCTGGATTATGCCCGAAGAGCTTATGCCCAATTTGGTACTCCTGAACTGACTGAAATTATGGATAATACTGGCTTTGGAAACCACCCTGAAGTGATCAAGGCTTTTTCAAAAGTAGGTCAGTTACTAGGAGAAGAAGCACTTGCGGTAGGTACAGGATTAGGTCGAAATCAAATGTCTCCGCAATCTGCGCAGGAAGAGATTCAGGCTCTTTACAGTGATAAGGAATTCTCTAAAGCATATCGTGATAATAGAGATCCTAATCACAAAACTGCAATGGCTAAAATGGAGAGGCTGTTTAAATCAGCATATCCAACTCAACGTAGAGTAAGATAATATATCACCCTCCATAGTGGAGGTACTACCGAAGATAAGATAATAGGCAGATAAACACTTTGTCCTGCTGAAAAGTCTGTTGTGACCCTTTATGGATAATCACTAGGTGCTGTGATTTAATTTTAAACATAATGGTAACAATATGGCTAATTTTTATGACATTGAAACCTCGTATATACATCGCTATTCCGCAGATGTGTTACATGCGCTTCAACAAAAGACTACCCGGTTACGTAATTTCGTAACTAATAAGCCAAATTGTCAAGGTGTTGCCGAGTTTATTGATAAGATCGGAACTAACGAAGCACTGGACAAAGTTGCCCGATTTGCAGATTCGCCAGTACAAGCGATTTCGCACCAACGTAGGAGAGTATCAGCACAACCTAAAAATGCTGGATTCTTTGTAGAAGGTTTTGACACTCGTAGAATGAACTATGATGTGTTCCAGCCTTATGCAGAAGCTACGTCTATGGCGATGGCTCGTAAGATGGATACTGTAATCATTGATGCCGCATTTGGTTCAGCATATGAATCAGATGGTGGTGTTATGGACGGTGCAACTGAGATAGTTTGGAATTCATCCAATTTCCCAAATCAATTTATTGACGTTGATTTTCAAGTAGGTACTGCAACTGTTGACATGAGTGGTATTGATAATACTGCCGGGAATCGCAGAACATTATCAATTGACAAATTGTTAAAGGCTCGCAGGATTCTTTCTGAAAATGAAGCAGATCAATATGATGAAGGTGGTAATCCACTTTATTTCATTGTATGTTCTGCGGCTCAGATTGAGTCACTACTCCATTCAACAACAATACAAAGTGTGGATTATAATAACATTCGTGCTTTAGTTGAGGGACAAACTAATTACTATGCAGGATTCCAGTTTATACGGCATGAAGGTATGCCTACATCGGGATCTGGTGATGCGCTGACAGAAAGTGTGTTGGCATTTCATCCGCAGGGATTAGCTTTTTGTTCTTGGGAAGAACCTGTAACTGAAATTGAGCGACGTTCTGACAAATCTTTTGTTCCATATGCATATTTTGAAATGGATATTGGAGCAACTAGGGTTTGGGAAGAAATGGTCATTCAAATTGACTGTTTCGTAACAGCTTAACCCCAAACTATGAAAGGACAATATGGCTAATGTA